GTGAACACTGATCCGGAATTTGCTTCAGCGCCTGGTGATGGGACTGACAAAGAGTTACACCACGAAGTTAAAGGCGAAATGGGATATAACCTTGACGAAGCTGCTGATATCGAGAAGGTAAATCAGAATCTTGCTGAAGCTCCAGGTGGGAGAACGGAAGCTGATTATGACGTTGAGGTAGTTAAAGCTGAGAAGAAAGCTGCTGAGATTATGAAGACTAATCAGGAATTAGCAGAAGCCCCTTCAGCTGGTACCGAAGCAGAAACTGACGTAGAGGTTAACAAAGAAATGGGTTATAATCTAGACGAAAGCGAGGAGTCAAAAAAAAACTAAAAAAAATCCTAAGTAGGGTTTGGGCTTTTGCTCCAACCGGTAAGGATCAGAATGAGAAACCGGAAGCTTTTGTAGATAGTATAGAAGATAAAATGAGCGTAGCTCCAGACGGTAAGAAAAAACCATCTGAGGCTTCGCTCATTTCTGTTTCTGATGATGCTGAAGAAGAAAAGGCTTAACCTGAAACTAACCCCGGGGTTTATACTAAAAATAAAAACATCTATCATAGATTATAGTTATGGCTAATTACGTAAAAAACGCTGATCTCATGAAGGCTATCTTAGAGTCTAAGGAGAAAGGTGAACTTACTCCTGCCACTATAGAGATGTTTTCGCTGATGATACAAGGAATATCTAAAAAAATGGCTTATAGGGATCCTGACGATAAAGCAGACTGTATGGCATTTGCGATGGAGGATTTATGTAAATATTGGAACAGGTTTAATCCTGAAAAATCCAACAATCCCTTTGCTTATTACACGCAGATAGCTAAAAATGGTTTTGCCAAAGGTTGGAAGAAAATACATCCTCCTAAAGCTCCCAAAATGATACCTTTCTCATATATCACTGGTGATGACAACTCTTACAACGTGTAGGATTTTTAATGACTGATATAAAAAAAATAAAACCCAATGGGGATTATAAATCTGGATTGTATGTTCCACAAAATCCGGAGAAATATATCGGTGATATCCATAATATAATATGCAGATCTTCCTGGGAGTTTAGATTCTGTCGCTATTGCGATACCAACGAGAGAATCTTAAAATGGAGTTCTGAGCCCATCAAGATACCATATTACAATCCACTTGATAAGAAAGAGCACCAATACAATGTTGATTTCTACATTATGACGCTTAAAGATGATGGGGAAACTCAGGAGTGGATAATAGAGGTAAAACCAGAGTCTCATTACAGAAAGCCCATACTGGAAGGGAATTCTACACTTAAAAAATTAAAATCCTACAACCACAAGATGCAGGTATGGATTACCAATCAAGCTAAATTTAAGTATGCCAAACAATGGGCTGATGCCAGGGGTTATAAATTTGGTGTGGTTGATGAAAATTTCTTATTTAGGAGCAAGTGAAAACTTTCGATGAACAGGTAAAAGAATATAGAAATACCGCTAGTTCTATATCACTATTATCCTCTAATACGGATTCTTACTTTTCTGAAGTTTATGGTATTTCAGGTAGTGGTGGTGAGGAACCATTCATGGACATTTACATTAATGGTAAGATTTACACTGGCGAATACCTGACAAATTCAAAAGTAGGTGAGGGAAATAAGTTCATTAACAGGTATCCACTTTTTCTGTTTATCGATCAACAGAGGGTAGGTGACACTACAATACTGAGATCCCTGGATCTTAATGTGATTCCACCTGATCAGAGAGGTCAGGTGTTGGCTAGAATTTTTAATCAATTCTTCCAGTTAATTAAGGAGAATCAGTATAATTTACCCAATTCTCAACAGCCCTTGAGATTGCCTTTATCTTCCCTGGGTACACTCCTTGGTGGCACCGGATACTCTTATGCTTTAACTGGATTTAAAAAAACATACTTGAGAGGAATCAAGGTTGTTGATTACAAGGATTGGTGCAAAATACCATATTTATCTGAGTCTATGATACAGGGACTTCCTATTAACTCGATATATAGTGATTATAGATCGAAATTAAATCCTTAGACTGATCTAGAAAAAATAACTGATAAGAATAATCTATGGCAGGATTTACTGAAAGTCCACAGGGAAATCCCATATTTCAAAGGATTCGTGACTCCGTAAAGGGGCTAAGTAACTTTGGGATGCGCTATGGTGATATGGTTATTAAAAACTCCCAGGCTATAGGACAAACCGAGGCGGAGTTTATGAAGAAGGGTAATATAGAGGATGAAACCATGCTCTATTCTCTCGGACGTCAGGATACTTCAACGCGACAATTCATAGGTTATTATGATAAGGACTACGTGGGAAAGAGAGACTACCTTCGTAAGTTCTCACTCAACCCTGAGATTGAATATATCATCGATACAATTTGTGACGAGTCAATTACTTACGACCCATACAACTTTTTTGCATATCCGGCTTTTCTGAATCTTACCGATGTTAAGGATAAAGTAAAAGATAGGATAGAATCTAACTATAAGAAGCTGTATGATATGTTTGGCTTTGCTGATGATATAACAGCTTGGCAATACTTTAGACAACTTATAATAGATGGATTTTTAGCATTTGAGATTGTCTATGATGATAGTGGCAAAGAGATTATAGGATTTAAGGAATTAGATTCAACTACGCTCATGCCCTCCGTTGAAAAACAGAAGGATGGAACTTGGTTGAATGTATGGTATCAATATCCGAAAGACCAGAATAAGAGGAGGATGCTATATGATTCCCAGGTAATATACATTTCATATGCCAAGGGTAATTCGGTATCTAGGGTAAGCTATACTGAAAGGCTTATTAGACCATATAATGTATTAAGAATAATTGAATATACAAGGGTGATATGGTCTGTCATGAATGCTTCATTTAGAATGAAGATGACAATACCTATTGGTTCTAGGTCCCCACAGAAGTCCATGCAAACCCTGGGGGAACTTATGAGTATTTATAAGGAGGATATAAGGTTTAATGACGAAAGTGGTGAATTGACAGTTGATGGTAGACCTAAGATACAGTTTTATAAAAACTATCTGATGCCTTCTGGTGTAAATGGTACACCTCAGATAGAACCCCTTAATAATGCAGGACCTAATCTTAATGACCCACAGCCACTAGCATATTTCTTTGATAAATTAGTGCAGGAATCTAAAATACCTTTCTCTAGATTCCAGGGTCCAGATGGTGGTTCAATTGGAAATTATAGTAACGGTGCGGAAGGTCTCGATAAGGAGGAGATAAGGTTTTCTAAATTTATTAGCAGGCTAAGATCAATTTTTCAGGATATATTGATTAAACCGCTCTGGATCCAGATGTGTAGGGATTTTCCAGAGCTTGAGAAAGATTATCTGTTTAAAAGCCAACTTGGTCTAAATTTCGTTTCCGATAACCCATTCAAGGTTAACCAAGAGATAGAAATCATGCTAAAGAAGAAGGAATCCATTGATTCCCTTTACGCTCTCACTGATGATGACGAGAAACCCTTCTTCTCACTTGCATATCTGATTGAGAGCTATCTAGGTATGACTGATGATGATATAAAAGCTAATAAAGAGGCTAAAGATAAAAGAGCTGAGGAGAAAAAGAAGGAGGAAGAGAAAAATAAGGAAGAGGGTGGAGAAGAATCTGGGGAATCCGCTCCAGAGGAGGAAGAAACCCCACCTGAAACCTAAGAAAGAATAGATGGCAGGATTTCTAGATAACATACAGGAGAGAACATTCTTAGGTAATCTGTACCGCAACCTGAGTCGTATTGGAAGATTTGGTATGAAGTATGAGGATATGGTAATTCGTAATTCTCAAGCTATAGGACAGACTGAGTCTAATTTTTTCGATCAGCAAGGAACTGGATTTACTGAGAATTCTGCTTTTAGGTGGACTCTTGGATACCAGGACACTAAGATTAGAAAGTATATCGCATATTTTGATAAGGATTATGTAGGTAAGAGAGATTTTTTGCGAAAGTTTTCTCTAAATGGTGAGATAGATTTTATACTTGACACGCTTACTGACGATGCGATAAATTATGACGATAAGAATTTCTTTTCGTATGCTAAAGTAGCCAATACTGAGCTCAAGGAGGAGGTTTTGGATGGTATAGATAGCAGATTCAGGAATCTTTATATGATGTTTGGCTTCCAGCAATCCATATTGGCTTGGCAATATTTTAGACAGTTCTTAATTGATGGATTTTTAGCCTTTGAGATAGTATATTCTACTGATGGGAAAAAAATAGTTGGTTTTAAAGAGTTAGACCCCACTTCCCTTCAACCTGCCACGGAGCCTCAAGAAAA